CAAAAGATAATACATTTTCCGCACACATCGCACACGCAAGGGAGATTGGCTTTGATGCAATAGCCGAAGAAGCCCTAATGATTGCTGATACTCCTTGCTATTTAGAAACAAAAGAAACCATTGAAGATCAAGGAAAACCAACAAAAGTTAAAGTCGTAGTGGCTGATGCTTTTAATCATCGTAGATTACAAGTCGATACTAGGCTAAAACTATTAGCTAAATGGTGTCCTAAAAAATATGGCGATCAAGTTCAATTTGATGTAGAAAACAATAACTGGACAGTCAATGGCATCCCTGTCAAAACAAGGTAGAGAACCCATAGAATTACCCCCTTTACACCAGGGACAACAAGAAGCCTTTGATGCTTCCACTCGATTTTTTGCTATTCGCTGCGGTAGGCGATGGGGCAAAACTGCCATGATGCAAAACATTGCTTGTGCTGGAGCAGCCCAAGGCGAAAAAATAGGATGGTTTGCACCTGACTATAAAATTCAATCTGAAGCCTTTAGGGAAATAGCCGATCTATTAGCTCCCATGATTAAGTCATCATCTAAGATTGATGGCATTATTCAAACCTATACTGGTGGGCGCATAGACTTCTGGACTTTGGAAAATGAAAGGGCTGGTCGATCCAGGAAATACCATAAAGCCTTTATTGATGAAGCAGCCTTTACCAAGCCCAATATGTCTAAAGTATGGCAAACCGCTATCAAACCAGCATTACTCGATTATCAAGGTAGTTGTATTACAGCATCAACACCCAATGGAATTGATAGCGACAACTTCTTTTGGCAGATATGCAATCAGCCTGAACATGGATTTACTGAATACCATGCTCCAACCTTTACTAATCCATTTCTACCTAAAGAGGAATTGGAAAAGCTGGAGAGAGAAAATCATCCAATGGTATTTAAGCAAGAATACCTGGCTGAATTCGTGGATTGGTCAGGTGAAGCATTCTTTAGCCTAGATAAGCTGCTGGTCGATAATAAACCTGTGGTTTACCCTAGTAAATGCGATGGTGTATATGCAGTCATTGATACTGCGGTCAAAGGCGGTAAAGAAAATGATGGTACTGCCATTGTCTATGTTGCTGTAGACCGATATACCCAAAATCCATATAACCTGATTTTATTGGATTGGGATATTGTGCAAATTGATGGCGCAATGCTAGAAAATTGGATGCCAAGTGTATTTTCCAGATTAGAAGAACTCGCTAGATTGACTAATGCAAGGCAGGGAGTTGTCGGTACATTTATTGAAGATGCTGCTGCTGGATCAATTTTGATTCAACAAGGCAGAGCAAGAGGATGGAATACTCATGCCATTGACTCAGGGTTAACCTCAGTAGGCAAGGATGAAAGAGCCATTTCTGTATCGGGTTACTTTCACCAGGGCTTAATGAAGATTAGCGATTATGCTTTTGATAAGACTATGACATTTAAAAATGCTAGTCGTAATCACCTATTAACTCAGGTAACTGGATTTAGAATTGGCGATAAAGATGCCTACAAAAGAGCAGATGACTTGCTAGATGCTTTCGTATATAGTTTAGCCATTGGTGTTGGCGATAAATATGGCTACTAAGGAATAACTATGTCTGATGTGATGGTGAATAATACTTATCTGGGTGGTGAATTAATGAACCTGCTCAGTTCTGAGAATATCCAACCAGGTTCACAGGCAGGTTATGAATTATGCAAAATCATTTGGGAATATCACCCATTAGGCGGTAAATTAGTTGAAAAGCCAGTTCGCTTGGCTCTTTCAAAACCCAGAATTATTACTGTAGATGCAGAACCAAAGGAAATGTTGGTCGAGGCATTTCAAAAAGAATGGGAAAAATTAGGTGCTACTAATCATATTCGTGATGTTATGTTTATCAATCGCACTTATGGGGCTGGTGGAATTGTTGTGGGTGCTGATAAGATTCCTACTACTGAGCCTATTGATCCTTGGCAGCTTCCTGATCTCAACATTTATTTTAATCAGTTAGACCCATTAAACATGGCTGGTTCGATTGTTACAAACCAGAACCCAAATGCGCCAGACTTTCAAAAACCTCTTGCATACACTACTGCTGCTGGTCAGCCTTATCATCCTAGCCGTAGCGTGGTGGTATTCAATGGCACTCCTATCTACTTGTCTTTCCAATCTAGTGCTTTCGGCTATACAGGTCGAAGTGTGTTTCAAAGGGCATTGTATCCATTAAAGTCTTTTGTTCAGTCGATGATTACCGATGACCTGGTGACTTTTAAATCAGGTCTGATTATTGCCAAGCAAAAACCTGCTGGGTCTATTGTCAATCGCTTAATGCAAACTGCTGCTGGTATTAAGCGCACTTATTTGCAAGAAGGCGGTACTGGCAATGTGCTATCAATTGATATTGATGAAGAAATCAACTCCATTGATTTGACCAATACTGCAACTGCAATGACAACTGCCAGAGATAACATCATTGCCAATATTGCTGCTGCTTCCGATGTCCCTGCAATGCTACTCAAAGATGAAGCATTTACTCAAGGCTTTGGTGAAGGTACTGAAGATGCAAAAGCCATTGTCCAGTACATTGATGGCATTCGAGTTGACATGGAATCTTTGTTCCGATTCTTTGACAAGATCGTAATGCACCGAGCCTGGAATAAAGAATTATTTGAATCTATTCAATCTGCCTATCCAGAGCAATATGGCAAGATGACCTATGAGCAAGCATTCTATTCATGGAAAAATGCTTTCAAACCTGAGTGGGAATCACTCATGGAAGAACCGCCAAGCGAAAAAGTCAAAGTTGATGACATTAAGCTAAAAGGTGTTACTGAAGTACTTCGTACAATGCTGCCAGTTATTGATCCACAAAATAGAGCAAATTTAATTCAATGGGCTGCTGACAATTTGAATGAAATGCCAGATATGTTCCAAAGTTCTATGCAATTGGATGCTGATGCAATCGCTGAATATGAAATTCCAGAACAAGAACTTAAAAACTTACCTAGATTGGATGCTTATTTTGCAAAGGGGGATTGGGCAAACCCCACCCCAAAAGCTGATGCTTTCATAGAACAAGACCATCCCAGGGATGCGGATGGAAAATTTACTGCTGGCGCAGGTAGTAGCGCAGCAACCACTACTATGCCTGGTGGTCGAGCACAAGCCCCATATACTGTGGCAGCTAAATCTATTCCACAACCACCAGAGCCACCAAAGGCAGCAAATAAACCTACAGCAGCAGAGCCACCTAAAGTTCCAACCGCCAAAAGCGCAAAAGAGCATTTAGAAGGAAAGTTGCAAAAGAAAGATGTAGATCGCTTACCAAAAGAAAAACGCAAAGAATTTGAAGAAATGTACCAAAGGGCTGCCCAAAACAAAAACAAGTTTGATGAGACCAATGCCCAGATCGCTAAAGAACTTGGTGGTAAAGCTGCGGTTGTGCCACTCAAGGGTTCAGAAAGAGCAGTTGATAAGATCACCAAGTCTTACAATAATGACCCATCCAAAATTAAAGATTTGCTCAGAACCACTATCGAGATTAATTCAGTAAAAGATGTGCCAAGTGCTATCGAGAAGATTAAAGCCCAATATGGTGAGCCAGCAAAATTAAGAAATCTTCTTGATCCTAATGTCGATTCATTAGCAGGGTCTGGATACCGAGACATCAATATGGTGGTTGAAGTCAATGGTTCTTATGCTGAGATTCAAGTAAATATGCCCCAGATGCTAGAAGCAAAAGAAAAAGGGCATAAGTACTATGAAGAAGTTCGTATTATTGTCGAGGATGCTGAAGTTCAAAAAAGACCATTAACTGCTGATGAGCAGGAAAAGGTTAATGCAGCCAACAATAAGATGAAAGAACTTTATGATGCTGCCTGGGAATCCATCACCAAAGCCTGAAAAGCCGATGAATTAATTGGTAGCATAAAGACACCCTTCATATCAAAGGGTTGAGGTTCTCCATTGATCCAAGCTGCAACCATTGGAATACCATCACCAGCATTGACTGATACTGGATATTCATCTTCTGCTGTTACATAGAAAATAGCCGATGGACTAATCTCATATTTGCCTATTTGCATATAGACTCCTTTCATTAAATTGTATCATACATCTACCCCTATAGGATAGAGCAAAAAGCCCACAAGGGGCTTATTTTAATAGCGATTCTTTAATAATCTTTTTGCTGCTGCCAGGCGAAGATCATCCGCTTCAGAATTAAGACCAGGCAAAATAGATAATGCTCGAATCATATTCTTTAATGCAACTTTGTCAGAATTGCCAGCAATTCGCAAATCCGCATACTTCGCAGGATTATTAATTTTCAAATCTTCATAATAGCTAGACATTTTATTTCCCTTTCGTGGTTATCTTGGAATTTCCAAAATCATATTGCCATCCATGATTTCAAACAAAATCGCTTTGGCTCTGTTCAAACTCTGTCTGGCTCTTTCATTCGCACCCACAGCCAATTCCTCTTGAGCATCACTCATAAGACCAGCAACAACAATACCAGCCCCACCCAACTTGTAGCTGGCTGATGATCTGATCTGCGCTATAAA